TTGATCTAAAAGTTCTAAGACTATCTTTAATTTTTCTTTTTCCATAATCATTGGTACGTGAAGTTCATAATCTAATGGGTTTTCAAATCCCAAGGCTTTAAGTTTTTTGTATGTGCCTGAAAGTTTTCTAGTGTACTGAGAATTACCGTTTAATTTTTGATATAGATTTATTTTATCTAATAGGAAGCCACTATGAAAATTTTCTATCTTATTTATTTTTTTAATAATATAAAAGTCATCATTCATTAAAACAAATGATTGTGATATTTCTTCTGAAAAACAAATTGTTTCTAAATTTTTTACAGCATTTTTATATTTTGATTCTTTTTGTTCTACCTTTATGTAGTTGCCTACATACCAATCAGGCTTACCACCAACCACCCATATGTTTGAATCTGGAAAACTTTCAACGACAGATCTAATAGAATACTTTAACTCTTCGTTAATGCCTTCTTTACATATGTATACAAAGTCCATAATTCCCCCGCTATAAAAAATAAAGAGGGCAAGTGTTTAATTTTGCCCCCTTTATCAAAAACAAACTACTTTTTCTTAGCAGCCTTCTTTTTTGCTGGAGCCTTCTTAGCAGGTACAATCTTGCTAAGTGCATCCGAAATTGCACCTGTATCTGGCAATACGCCAAATGACTTGTCGTTTGGATTTAACGCTCTCAATGCAACGGGCGCTATAGCAGCAACTAGTGCAGCCCATAGATCTTTTGGATCTGTTACGCCAGCCATATAAAGTGCAAACACTGCGCCAAGGACAGATCGTCCGTATGATGCAAGCATTGCCTTTGTCTTATCGTTTAGTAAGTTATTCATTATTCCTCCTAGGATATAATTTGTGTTAGTGTTTTATAGCCAATCCATAGACCAATAATTCCTGCGACTCCCGCAAAAACTGGTGGTGCTGGTACTGGCAATTTGAATGCAGCGAACACGACACCACATCCAAAACCTGTAATAATTGATAGTGTTATTTCTTTCATTAGTTGTATTCTTTTCTTGACCAAATTTGTTTTTTATATCCATCGGTCATAAATCTACGAACAGAATACCAAATCTTTTTAATATATGATTCATTATACTTACACTGTTCAGAATTCCAAGTATCTCTTTTTATAAACAACATTTGGTATATTGGAGTCCCTGCTGGTATTAATCCAGAAAAACCCTTTTTAAGTACAAACGGTATTGGACCTGTTAGTGGCCAACCATCTGTATCAATAATTCCATTATGCGTTATAAAGGGTAGATCAAACCTATTTGCTGGATGAAAGTAAAAAGTGCTGTAACCAGGAGGAGTTTTTGGTTCCCAAAATGTATTCCAGTGAAATTCTGTTTTATAGTATCCAGAAAAGTGTGGCATTGAGTTTGAAGATCTTGTGTCTTCTCTTCTTGTAGACAATGGTCTAAAATCACCACCCCATCTATAATTAATTACTGGATCATCCTCTTCCGTATTGCAATCAATATATACATCACACGGAAGTTCTTGTGTATAACCCGAAGTTAAAGAGTCTAGGAATGGCATACACTTTTTTGCAGTATAGTCACTTCCAAGCCCATCAATAGTTTTTACCTCAATTGGCATACTTTTAAACCAATCTGGGATATATTTTTTGCTTGATTGTGGTCTTGGAATACAAATCTCAGTGTCTTTATCTTTTGGTATAAATAATACTTTGTTGCTTTTTAATTTCATTTAGTATTGTTTTCTGGTAAAAGTGCTAAAAGTTTCTCAGAATAGTTGTCCAAACCTTTATTTTTTAGTTCTTCGGAAACCTCTTTGATTGTTTTTTGTGACTGCTCAATATACTCAAAAGCCCAATCCCTAGAATCAGAAAGGAATTTAATAAAGTTTTCTTTATGAACTGAGTCAGCAGACATACCCATGCTGTTTTTTATTTGGGAGGTTAATTCTTCAAGTGCCTTGTTTTTTATAAAAAGTTCAGCCATTAATAGATTAGATTTTTTTAGTTTGTCAAAGGTAGCCCAATAGGCTATGCCAAAAGAAAAAGACAGGGTAGCAAAAAATATAACAAGCGTCATTTCCATAATAACTATTGTACTCTATCTCTAACGGCATGAGTTGCCCAATAGTATAAACATTTATCACAACAAGGTTTGTTATGCTCACTCATAGTGTCTTTATAAAATTCAGCATAGTAAATAGGATCTTTACGATAAAGATTGGCTCTATGAGTAATATTGACACGATTTATATGAGATGGCTTACTCCAGACTGGCTTATTAGTACCCCACAGATGCCCAGAAACGGCCTCTAGAGCCTCTATGTTGGCCTCATTGCCATCTGTCCTAATGCCCCTAAGCCTAGCCTCTTTAATCATGGCATTTGTATATGTGCGTAATGACTTTTCAGCATTTTTCCACATAAGTACTGCTGGATGGTTGCGCCAAGCACCAGAAGGTGATTTGCCAGATAGTACCTTTAGTATTTGATAAGATTCTAATATCTGTTTATTTAATCTTTTATTATCTAACATTTTTGCACATTGGTCGTAATTTTTGTATGGTAAAAAGGTTTGCATTAGTCTTCTTCTACATCAAAAATATCTAAGTCAGATATTCTTTTTAGATTGGATGCTGCCCAAAGCGTTACGGCAGTTAAGAAAGATAAGGTTATTAGTATTAATATTTTTGTTTTCTTTTTCATATTGCTATCATTGCTCCACATCTTGTACAGGCGTTATAACTTTTTCCAGTAAATGGACATGCTCCAGCAGTAACCAAGATATGACTTTTAACTTTACAAACAATAATTTTAAATAGTTGTTTAATCATTTAAGTGCCTCTCTTGTTACCAAGACAATTGCTCCACAATCTTCTAATGCTTTTTTAAGTTTTACAACATATTGAAGTGCTGATATTTTATCATCGTGTCCCATGCGTAAAAACTTTTTCTCATCTAATTTTACCGTAAGGAAGTGATCGTTGTCAATAATTTCTACACCAAACCCTTTTGGGGCAGGGATAGAATGAACAGCATGTCTCATTAAATCTGTATACATTTTATTCCATTGTTAAAGACTGCCAAGTTTCAGACCAGTCTTTCTTAGTTTTATGTTTATTAAATTCTCTTGAAACTTCTCCACCTTCTAAGTAAACGCCACCCCAAACGCCCCATTCTTTTCCAGAAACACCATTGGCAAAGCATATTTTTCTAACTGGACACTGTTTACAAAGTGCATCAACATTATATCTAGAATCTTCTTGATCTTCATATTTATCAAAATAAATATTTGTTTCAAGCCCTAAACATATGGCTTCATCTTTCCACAAATGCTGCTTCAAGATTAATCCTTATACTTATTTGGTATATCCCAACCATTACGACCAGGTTTATAAGTTCTATGCAAATACCATTTATCTTTTACTCTAATACCTACTGGAGAAGTTCTTGCTATTTCTGATTCTTTTAAATCAATAACATCCCAGCCACGCCAAATCAAGTTTTGATTTTTGTTTACAATTTTTTCCATTGTATTTAAACTTCTAATAATCATTTTATTCTCCTAATATCTAAAAAGACCAACATCAATATTGTTTGCTTCTGCAACTAAAACCAATTTTGACTTTGGCTCTTTTGGACGACTTAAAAAAGCAAAATAATTAATTTGATTTATATTTTCACTTAACCATGCTGGGGCTGCATTATAAAATTTAATTTTTTTACCTCGTGCTTTCATTCCACGTTCTGATAGATTAGAAAACTCTGAAACGAAATGATTTATTCTTGATGGACCAACAGAATAAATAATGAATTCATTATCTCCATTTTTCATTCCAGATAGGGCAACACTCATAGCACGTAAAAATACGTTGTAGTCGTTAAACTCTTTTGTTCCCTGAACTGCCACTATCATTTGGTCCTACCCCTTGTTTTAAGTCATCAAGTATTAATAACATTTTGTCTAATTCTTTTACTGGCATACCTTCAACATCTAATGGTTTTATTGTTTCTTCATCTACCCTGCCGTTTATAGCATTTGCAGTATAAAAAACATTATCCAATATCCAATATGCTTTTCCTTCAGTTATTACTACCCTAAGCATATTTTTTTGAATATGTTTTTGAGACTGCGTTATAACTTTAGGCTTATCAAACGTTTGTTTTGGAATAACATCTTTAACCATTTCATAAATAGAACTTTGTCTATATTTATGTTTGCCTAAAAATATCATTCTTCTTTTGTTTGATATTTTAATTATAGACCAAGAACACAACAATGTCAAGCCTATAATTAATAAATATTCCATTTTATTTAGTTTTTTTCTCTGGTCCCTTAGTTAAAC